GAGCACCGATTACAGTACCAGTAGAAGTGCGCGATTCCGGTGGGCGATCCAATTCGCTTAATTTCGCTTTCACGGCACCGGTAGGAAGAGGCGCAGAACGTAGTCGCCGCTAGAATATCGGAATATCCATACGCTATACTTGACATATGGCCGTAGGTGTGCTTAACTGTGCGTACTTCAACCGCACAGGAGTAATCGCTATGGCCGAAACACCCAAGCAGACACCAATAAAGCCCAATCCGAACCAGCCGCCCAACACCCCCGGACCTCAGGCTTCTACTAAGCCTTTGGCCTACACGCCGGGAATGCGGACCCCAACCCAGATCGGCGATGATCGTGGCGACACTTTCCTCACCGACGATGAAATCAAGTCGATCGCCGGGGACTTGGGACCGGGCGAGATTGGCTGGGTCGAATTGGACGACAACGGGACCCCCGTTGGCTCCGTGAAGCGAGAACTCCCGGACCCGGCCGGCGAATCCGTAGCTCGCGTCGTCGGAAGCCCCACGCGCAAGTACGACGAGGTTGTCACCCCGAGCGGTGCACCTCTCAGCAAGTTCATGAATCCCGATCCGGCTCTTTGGGACGAGGGGATGCTGGCGCGGAACCCGATCAACATGGAAGAGCAACGCAAAGCGGACGAGCGCACCGGACGTTCCGGCTTCGCTGGCGTTGTGAACAAACCGGGTACGGTGTAAGCCGTATTAGTCTGTTTTCGACTCCCTTGGAAGCAGGCTAGGCTCGGCGCGTGGCAATCCCCCGATTTCCTCCGCGCGTCGAGCCATAAATCTTACTTGGGAGTATTCCGACTTACTTGACACGCACCCGCGCGTGTGCTAGAATTTAATATGCCACAGTTCGCTCACGATGAGGACAACATTCCGAATGACCTCGTGGCACTTCCTACCATGCCGTATAATGAGCGGCCTTTGGAACTTCCCCTCGACGTGGAGGAATGCCGTACAGCCTTGTGGATGGCAAACGGAAACGTTACCGAAGCCGCGAAGCTGCTTAAGACCACCAGCATTCGCCTACGTGGTTTCATCAAAAAGTCACCTTACCTTAGCGCAGAAATGCAAGAGGCGGCGGATCGGCTTGTCGACATAGCGGAAAGTAATGTCCTCGATGCGCTCACGGATGAGCAGGACCCCTCTCGACGCGATACCATGTCCCGATTTGTGCTTACAAATATTGGGAAGGCGAAGGGGTGGGGAACTGGCGGCACGAATGTTAATGTTAAGAATTCCGCTGGTGGTACGATCATTGTTCAATGGGCGGATGGGACTACTTTCAGCGAAAACCAACCTAAGGAAATTGAGGGGGAAGTAATGAAGGAAGATGTTGCTTGAGTTAGCCACGTTGCAGTTTATTATTCTACATACCCTCGATGGGCGTAGCGTTTACGTGAATATAAAGTCCATAGTAAGTATAACGGAGCAGAAAGGGAAAGATTCATTCATAGGGACCGCCAATTGCGTGGTAAATTTGGCTGACCATAAATTTGTGACCGTTATGGAAACCTGCGAGAGTGTTAAGATACGATTGGACAACTTGACAAAATGAACCAAGCAGCGCAAGGAACGCAACAAGTAGAGCAAGGACCCCCACGCGTAACTATTCCTTATGTGCCGCGCGAGCACTTTAAGCCGATGCATTCCTCCCATAAAAGATGGAGGTTTGTTGTAGCCCATCGCCGCGCTGGAAAGACGGTTGCGTTATGTAACGAAGTAATTAAGAAGGCGCTGGAAAACACCCGAACATTCCCGCCGCCCCGTTACGCATATATTGGCCCGAGCTTTGCGCAGGCCAAAGATTTGGTGTGGAATTACTATAAGCACTACACCGGGCCTTTACCCAAGGTGAAGGTAGTGGAAGGCGATCTGCAAATTATACTCCCAAATGGGGCGATGATTAATCTTTACGGAGGGAGTGCCGCTTATGAACGAATGCGTGGTCTCTACTTCGACGGTGTGGTTGCCGATGAGTATCCTCTACTTAACCCTTCTATGCTCGGTAGTGTCATTCGCCCTTGCTTGGCTGATTACGAAGGATGGGCGGTTATTTCCGGCACGTCGAACGGGGATGACCACTTCCACGAACTGAAAAAGCGCGCGGAAAAAGAAACCGATAGATGGGACTTATATAGTATTCCGGTGGACCAAACCGACGCGCTGGCCGAAGACGAAGTTCGGGAAATGACGAAGGATATGACGGCGGACGAGTTTGCCCGCGAAATGATGTGCTCATTCGATGCGCCGGTCGAGGGGAGTTATTACGGTGAAGTTCTTAACGATATTCAGCTTATGGGGCAGATTACGGGCGTTCCTTATGACCCTAATGCGCTGGTATTTACTGCGTGGGATTTGGGCGTTGACGACGAGACTTGCATCTGGTTTTTGCAACGATGCGGAAGAGAGATTCACGCCATTGATTTCTTGCAAGGTACCGGAAAAGGCCTCGAATACTATGCTTCCCAAATCAAGGCTAAACCATACTCTTATGGCTGCCACGTATTACCGCACGATATCAAAGTCCGGGAATTGGGGACCGGAGTATCTAGGAAGGAAGTCCTGGATAGCATGTTACCGAACGTTTTTGTGTGCCCGCCCCATTCGATTGAAGACGGGATATCCGCGACACGCGCGACGATTCGCTTTACTTGGTTCGATAAAGTGCGAACCGAAGCCGGGGTCACGGCCTTAAGGAATTACCACAAGACAGCCATTGGGAAGCCGGATCACTCCGCAAAGGCGGGGTGGGCAACCCATCCTTCCGACGCATTCCGGTATGGTTCGGTCGCTCTTAACATGATCGCCCCTATGATCGGCGGCAACAATGTGATCGGAATTGGCTCCGGTGCTCTCAAGCGCAATCTCAAGCGGATGCACAATGCTCCGGCTAGGAGAATGAGATGAACGTTGTAACGCCAAGGCCAGGTGGGGATTCTTCGGCACCTGCGGAACTGCTCGAGCGGCTGTTCGACCAGGGTGACGTTGGCGCGATGTCCGAAGTGGACGTTGACGCGGGTAATCCAGATAACAATGTATATGCTTCGTCGGTCCGAGCGTTGATCGACGATGCCTTTAGCTTCGAGGAGAGTATTCTAGGACCAGCCCGCGATGAAAATCTCAAATACTTCTACGGCGAAACACCGGAGCAAGAAGGTGACGGAAAATCATCAGCAGTATCTACGGACTTCCGCGATACCGTTATGTCCATCTTACCCTCTCTCATCCGTATTTTCACTTCGTCTGAACGAGTCGCTACGTGCGCTCCAAACCACCAAGGGCAGGAAGAAGCAGCGAAGCAATGCACAGAATACCTGAACTATATCCTTAGGGAGGATAATGAGGGTTTCCTGCTCCTTCACGATATCATTAAGGATGCTCTGCGATGCAAGACGGGCGTCATGCGATGGCACACGGATCAGAGCGAGGAAGTGACGGAACAGGAGTACTCCAATGTCACTCAGGAACAGGTACAATTCCTCGTTAGCGAAAATCCCAGCGTCGAGATTATTGACGCAGAGCCTTCTCATGACCATCCTGGTACTCTTCATGCTCTTCGTATCCGTTTTACTAAGTCTAAACCTATAGTAAAGATCGTCTCGGTGCCTCTGGACGAGTTCCGAGTGTCTCGGAAAGCCAAGGACGTTGAAAACGCGCCTCTGATCGGCCACGACCAGATCGTTCCTATTTCGATGCTTATCGAGAAGGGTTACGACCCCATGGAACTGGCCGATTATATCGATGGCGGCAATAATACGTACTCCACGGACCGGCTGTTCCGAAATCAAGGGCTGGACGAAGGAGACCCCTCTGATGCCTGGGATATTCGATATGGATGCTACTTCATTCGGATCGACAAGGACGGCGATGGCATCGCGGAACTCCGCGAAATCCACACTGTCGGGGATAGTCACCACATTATCTACGACGAAGTGGCGGCTTATCCGAATTTTGCCGTCTGGTGTCCTGATCCTGAACCTCATACTTTGGTGGGCGATACTCCTGCTGATTTGGTAAAGGATATCCAGGTAATTAAGACGAATATGCTCCGAGGCTCTTTGGACTCTCTCGCACAGTCCATTTGGCCTAGAACGGCGTTCAACCAGACTGTTACGAACTCCGACGATGTTCTGAACGACGAAATTGGCGCTCCGATCCGTACGATGGGTGATCCGAGCCAAGCGGTCATGTCTTTGACCCACCAATTCGTCGGCCAGCCTGTTTTTGCCATGTTCGACGTCATGGAGAGGCTCCGACAGTCCCGAACGGGCATCGGAGAGGCTTCTAAGGGCCTCGATCCGCGCGCCTTGCAGTCCACGAATGTCACCGGGATCGACGCAATCGTTCAGGGCGCTCAAGAACGCATCGAACTGTGCGCTCGCATCCTCGCGGAAACTGGTTTGAAGCAGTTGTTCCGTGGGCTGCTTCGGGAGATAGTTAACCACCCTAATCAGGAGCGTACGATACAGCTTCGGGGCAAGTGGGAGACTATCAACCCCTCTACTTATGACCCCACGATGCGCATCGCAATCAACCCGACCCTCGGGAAGGGTTCGGATATGACCCGGTTGATGGTTCTGCAGGAAGTGAAGGCAACGCAAACCGCCGTGATGACTCAATTCGGTGTAGAGAACCCGCTTTGCGGCGTCCAGGAGTTCC